CTGACAATTAGAAACAGGCACACAAGTAGTTGTTCCTAATTCTGTTACCTGAGTAAAATTCTGTAAAACTTGTGATGGTGAATCTACTGATCCTTTCTTTCTATGCAACCATAAAAACAAATTACTAAAATCAGTATTACTTGGCTTATTAAAAAAATCATTTGAGAAAGTTATTGTCTTACCCCCTGCAAAAGTTTCTGCTTCTATTGCATCTATAATAGCTTGTAATTTTATAGCATACTTAAATTGATTCCATTCAACACCATTTTGATTCCCTGTTCCTGATCCGTGATGTGCAATATTTCTAATACCTAAATCTGGATTAGGAGGAAAATTAACGTGACTAGAACTATCATAAATTAATCTATTCGTGTGAGTGATTAAAGGAACAATTATATTGCCACTATTTTCAGCATTCTGCATTGCATCAACTACATCATCAAAGCTATAAATTTTATTATATTGTGCTAAACCACTTAATGAAGATAATTGACTTTCTGCTAGAATATCTTTTAGGTTTATTGTATTTCCAAAAAAAGTAATATTATAAGTATGTGCTACGTTATTTTTTAACTTAACACCATTTAATTTTATAGCACCCTGTTTAAAAGGTAAGTCATTTAATTCTAATGTTGCAAGTTGTTTACTTCTAGCATCGTAACCTCCATTTATATCAAAATTATAATAATGTTTAAATATCTTATTATTTACACTAGATGCAGGAACGGCAAATGTTTTAGTAAATTCAGTAAATATCTTTCCGATATCCTTAACATTCTGTAAAGTTTGTGTAAGTGAAACTGATTCATCTTTAAATAAATCTACCCTTTGTCCCTCAATGTATAGTTGTAGCTTTTGCATCTATCTTATGTTATTTATGTAATCAAATGCTTCTTCAAAGTTTATATTATATTCTATCAATTTATCATTAACAGAAGTTTTAAAAGTCATTGTTGAGGTTTTAACATTTACAGGTATTATCTCATTAGAACTAGGATTTGTTTTGCTTGGTCTTTCCATCCAAACATATTCTGATAATAGTAATTGCTCAAAGTATTCATTTGCAAACTCAGGATAATAGCCTGAACTTAAAACGTGAGATTGTTTTGCCTGTGTATTAAACACCTTGTTTGGTGCATCACTTATTGAGTATGTTGCATTTGTATCACTAGGGTAGGTTATAGTATTAGATTTAAAATTTTCGTTTGTTCTAGCTATTGATTTTACCTCCTTTAAGAAAAACCATAATTCTTGCTGAGAGCCATACTTGTTAATAAATATTATCTTTCTACCTGCTCCATATTTTGTACAATCAATTCTTTTTATCTCAACATTAATTCCATCTAATGTTATGCTTGTAGCATTTGTAGCAAATGAATCTGAAGACAAACTAGCATCAGTTTCAATATAAGGTATTTTACCTTGCTTTCCTGTTGGTGCAAATATTGTAAAAGATGCAGGTGATGTATAATTATTAGCAGCTATTAATATCGTTGGCTCTGATCTATTTCCTGTGAAAAATGGATTAACACCCTCATCGAATGTTCCATAAGATTCAAACCCTCTATCTGTAAAAGTTGCAGCACTACCTACTATTGAACCTGTACCATTTAGCCCTGAGTAATTATTTATAGATGTAACAATAGAAACATTCTGAGTTATGTAACTACTATCATATTGGATTTCTAAATAATCCCTTGCTAGTTCTGATATATCAAAATTAACTGAAGTTGATGGTGCTACGTTTTTTACTAATGTATATCTTAAAGTTCCATCTATTGTTAAAGTACAAACACTAGAAAACACCCCTGTTGCAGGAATTTCTTTATGTTTAAATTGTGGACTTCTTAATGCTATATCTGCCATTGTTTAATTTTTTTGTGCTAATAATATTGAATTTTCAACATCTAACGTAAACGAGTTTACTAATTCTATTGGTAATCTTTCTAATGCAGCTTCAAATGGTTTACTGAAAAACATAGTAGCTTTTATACCTTTGTTCTTTATGCTATTGGCTAAGATATACCCCATTGATTCATACGTTCCAAATCTTCCTTTTTTATCTCTAGGTTGTAGCTTCCTGTATTTTGCCCACTTAGAAAATATCTTTGTTTTATATTCTAACCCTTTTAAATTGCTACTTGCCTTATAAGAAAATGGTGAGTTCTTGTTTTCTAAATAATTACTTTTTACACCCTTAACCCCTCTATCTTGAAAAGCACCATAATCTTCCATAAAAAAATCAATGATAAAACCATCACCTGATTCTTCTAACTTATAACCTAGAGAATTGTATAATTCATTAGTGTAATTTCTTTTACCCTTAGTTAAATTACTTCTAGATTGTTGAATGATATAATTACCAAACTTTTTTAATTCTTTATCTACTTCATTAAATTCCATTAGCAAATATAAATGTCATTATAAATCTGTATATTCATTGTTGCAGTCCATCCTGCTAATTGGTTTTCAAATCTATCATAAAAAGGATCTAAACTTGGGCTGCCATCTAATTGGTACATATCAGTATGCAGGTTACCCATTCTTAGCTTCTGTATTAACTTATTTAAGACTGCTAGCTGAGTGTTTAATATATTCTGAACATCATTGTTACCTGTAAATATATCTGTTGTTTCTAGCTTTGATTGATTAACAATATCACAGGCTAAAATACTTATATTAAAATCTAAAGTTTGCTCATTAACAACCACATTATTAATTATAATATGGGATAATGGAAACATATCTTGCTTACCTAGATTGATATCTGTAATATCTCCTGTAGTAACCGTATTAACATTTATGTCTGCTAATAATTGCGTTTTAATTGTTTCTGTTAATTGATAAAAACCCCTTATTCCCTGATTGCTCATTTAAAATTCTTTTTAATTTGATTTGCCTCTAACTCTGATTTTTCTTTCATATATTCTAAAGCATACAGGCATTTATGTACATTTAATTTAGTGATATCTTCAAGTCGTCTAACATCGTTTTGAGCGAGTGCAGAGAAGATGCTTTGATACCATCCATATTTTCTAGAGAAGTTTGCTGATCCATCCAGTCTTCCATCTGATGATCCTCCAAACAATCCATCATAACCTTTGATAAGTCTATCCCTAAATTGTACAAAAAAAAAATAGCACCAAAAACCACATCCATAGGAATTTCTTCTAGCTTGTCTTTTGTATCTACATCATATTCTTTAATAAGGTACTTATCACCTATGTTTTCTTTTATTGGTCTATAAAGCACATTCATAGCAATATGCATATTTTCCCAATCACCCATATAAGTATCTAAGTCTACATATTCACCTAAAGATATTTCATCTAAATTAGGTATCATACCATATTCAACACCTGATAGTTTAAATCTTCTTATTAGCTGAGGTTTATCTTCAAACATCTTATTTAAAATATTTACAATCCTATCTGCATCAGTAAGTTTTAAAAGCCTTACACTTTCTAGATCTAGATTACAAAATATTTCAATCATCTTACATTGCAAGAAATAAGAATCTTCATTGTTTTTCTGTATTTTAAGAAACTTATTATACTGCTTTAATGATATTTCTGATAGATCACTAGGTATTGTTAATTTTAATTTCATATCTGTATAACGTATTTAATTTAATTTTTTATTTGAATAAAGGTAATAAAAAAAAGGTAGCCATTTCTAGCTACCCTTTAATAGATATTATTATCCCTACATAATAACATCATATATTTTTAATTCTATAACATACTTGCTTCAAAACAAGTTCCTGAACAATAACCATCATCTGTTTCTAGTGGTGTACCACATTCTGAACATTCGTATTCTTTCTGTTCGTGTGGATTTAAACAATCATACCATTCCATATCTTAAATATTAAAAATTAAACCTATTAATAATCTACCTACGAAATAGCTTGGTGCTAAAATCAATACTAATGTTTGTAATTTTTTCATTTGTTCTGTTTTAAAAGGGAGGTTTTACCCTCCCTTTGTTATTATAATTTTATTCTATCTTATAGCTATAACCTTATATATTAGCTCGATATCAGATTTTATTGCTTCTCTAAAAAATTCTTTATCTTCAGTTAATGAGTTTAATAAAGATTTAAGTTTTGAAATTCTGTTTTTAAGGTCTTGAGTTGTTCTCGTGTAATAGTTAAATTGTTATGATCTTGATTTTGTAGTCATAATAATATATTTGTTTTAATTATACACCAAATATAAAACTATTTATTTAATTAACAAAATATTTAATAACTTTTTTTAGTGTAAAGTATATTTACCAAAGTTTGGTTTGCTTAATACTGAATAAGTAGCATATCTGATAGCATCAATAATATGGTTATTTTTATCAATAGGCTTATTAATCATTTTCCCACTTCTATCTTCCTGCCATTTGTAGTTTCTAAATTCTTGGATTGCATTATGGCTATCCTTTAAAATATGTATTTTAAATCGTTTTAATAGATCTATTCCTGCATTTATACTATCAGCACCTTTTAAACTTGGTCGTACATTCCAACCCATTCTGCGTAGTTCTTCAATCAATCTAGGCTCTGCTGAATCAAAGTATATTGTTTGTCTTTCTATTCCAACTTCTTTCCATTTCTTATGTATGTCTATTGTAGTCATTTGAGTTTGATACAAATGTTCTTTTACATAAAGGTCATAGTCTTTTCTATAAACAGAAACTAAACTTGTAGGATCATTAGTATATCCTGCATCTGCTCCATAGCTTATAAACTCAGCATCTTCAGGAATTTGATTTACCTCAACATAACTAAATATAGTTGATTTACTGATTCCTTTTATACCAAGTCCATAGATTTGCCAATATTGTTCATCAGTATATTTTAGCCTTTCAATTTCTTCCTTAATGCTATCACTAAGGAAGCTATTATCCAAATAAGTAGTAATATTAAAATCGGCATCTTGTCTTGGTATTACCTTGTCATAAATCCAATGGTACTCGTCTGATGGATTAAAGTCAAGAATTATTTTTTCATCTGTTCTAAATATTAATTGTTGCCAATCTTCATAATCTAACTCATTGGCTTCATTTATAAATAGTAAGTTTCTTTTTCTACCTCTAACTTTTTGTGGTTGATCTAAATAAATAAATTCTACTAGATTTCCATTTATCTTGTATTCGTGATTTGATTTATTATGATTAGCTTCAAAGTAGCAATTATGTATTTTTAATATATCTAAAAAATCCCTCATTACAGATGCCCTAACTGATGGGAATGTTTTTCTACATATTGTTATTGTCTTTCCTGTATTCTTTAATGAATAATGAAATATAATATAAAGCAGGATGTTATACGTCTTACCTGACCTTGTTCCACCCTGTTCTATTGATATCTTTTTATCAGACTTTAAAAGGTGTTTAAAAACTACGTTAGTCTTTATTTTCAATTATCTCAATTTCAAAGTGTGATGGCATTCCGTCTGCTCCTGTTATTTCTTGTCTTTCTACATAACCCCTTTTCTTTCCTTTTGTCTTTAAATAGAATATAGTTGCTGCAGTTGAATCTGCTGCTATCTGTTTATGTAATTGACTTTCTGCA